TGGGTTAGATCCTCTCTGGCTGGCTCAGCGCGCGACTTTTGGCGGTCCAAGAGCCGGATTGGAACTTTTTGCGGCACTCCTCGGTGATGGTCGGGCCGAGGGCTCCCTGATACCGCGCCTCCCAGCTTAAACCCATCTTCGGGTCGTCAGCCTGCGCGCCATAGTTCTTCATCCACCCCGTCGCTTCGACCATGGAGGCGTACAGCATCAGGTCGGGGAGGTTGGTGGATATGAACGTGGTGGTGTTGGACGCGCTGAGCGCCGCCGGGCGCACGGTCCCCACGATTTCAAGGTTCGGCGTCACGACGCTCGCGCCCACGGGAGGTCCAACGATAAGCGTCTGGTCGCTGTCGCGGGCGAAAATGCGTGGGGTGGACGTGGCGAGCGGCGCGGAGCCGGACGGGTACATGGAATCTATGAACTCTCGCGATACAGGGGTGAGAGCGTTTAAACGCACCCCGCCTGACAGGAAGTTGACCCCTTCGACCACGACGAACTGCCCGAATGTCGAAGGGAGAGTGTACGAGCGAGTATTTGAGGCTAAAACGCCCGCTGTATCACGAAAAACAGTCGAGAGAAGGTCAAGGTCTCGGTAAATCCGTAACTCGGCGTTCTGGATAAACGTCGGGAACATGATTGTCAGGTCGTTATTCGTTGACGTTATGGCAATTTCTTGAGCCAGCGCCGTGATAAACGTTGAATATGTATAAGACACGAACCAGACCCCTCTTTATTTAGACCCCCTGAGGGGGTTTTTGTCAAATTCACCGCTATTGAACTTAACAGCAGTGGGTTTGACCATGATTCCGTTCCACGGCGTGATCGAGCACGTATCAAATTGAATATACCACATGAAACCGGATGGGAGCCCATGTGGTTTACCGGCGAGCATTTCCGCCGTTATCTCGAAATGCGCTTCAAGATCATGCCAAACCATAATAACCCTCAGTTTATAGTGAACGACAGGTTTCCTGATAGAATCCGGAGCCCATCACCGATCGCTGGCGTCTTCGGAGTGCTGACCGGCGCAGACGCATAAATCGCCCCGGCCGTGATCGCCGAGTGGACGGCCACATATGACACGGTCGCAGAGCCGACAGCCGCCGTCGTAAAGACGATATCAGCATTGCTGGCGACTGTATTGGTCGCCGTCGACGGAACCGCCGCAGTCATGGCGATGCGGTTAGCGGACCCGGTCAAAGTCGAGATGACCTCCGTTCCCGCCCCCTGAGGATCGCCGTTCCAGACTGAAACATATCGGGTCGCAACCGCCGCAGGGGTTGCGTTGCCGGTAAACCAGTTGAGCATGGTGCTCGAAACTGTCGCTGTGAATACTGCCATTTCAAGCTCCTATGCAAAGTACGTTAGGACGAGCACGCCCGCCCCGCTGGCCCCGCCAGCGCCATTCAATGTCGCACCGTAACCGCCGCCGCCACCACCGCCGCCGTAATTGGCCCCGGCTCCGCCAGCTCCGCCGGTTCCGACCTGATTAGTTATGCCGCCTCCGCCGCCGCCTCCGCCGCCAAGCCCGATAGACGTGGTGAGCGCAAGGCTTGAGCCGCCCGCGCCGCCAGTGACGCCGGTTCCCGTAGTGCTGCCATTACCGCCGCCCCCGCCGCCGCCTGACGAGCCTGCGCCGCCATTGGCTACACCGCCGCCCGTCCCGCCAAACCCATTGCCGCCTGCTGTCCCGGAGTTGGAGGCCGCCGCCACATTGGCCGCCGTCGCGCCGCCATCCGCGCCTCCGCCACCCCCTCCGCCAGCGCTGGTGGACGGGACCGAGCCGCCGTTTCCGCCGTTGCCGTTAGGGCCGCCCGAGCCGCCGCCCCCTCCGCCGCCAGCAACCCCAACAGGGTTCGCCGTCCCGCCATTGCCGCCGCTGTTCTTGACATTGCCGACGCCGCTCGCCGCCGCTCCGCCGACGCCGCCCGCGCCTATTCCCGAATTACCCGCCGCGCCGCCCTTGGCGAGCACGCCGTTTGCAACAACCGCCGGGGCCGCGTTTGAGGCGACGCTCCACCACGTACCCGCGCCCGCGCCGTTGGCCGCCGCGCTCGGGCCGATCGAACACCAGGTGGTAGCCCCCGGCGTCGTGGTCACCGCCGTTGTATCAGAATACCCTGCGCCGCCGCCGCCAGGACCATAAAGCGTTGTGGTGGGCGTGAGGCCAGCCGCGCCCGAGCCGACTGCGCGCGCCCGCACCGCCGTTACGCCAGTTGGGACAGGCCACGTCGTGGTCCCGGCGTTCAAAATCGTCGTAACCGCGCGCACGACGCCGCAGGTCATCACGCCGGTCGCGGTCATGGAGACCGCTACGTTGACGGAGTTGTAGACCGCCGCCGTCATCGCCCCCGTCGCCGTCATCGAGACGGCGAGCGGCATTGTATTCGTGACCGCGCAGGTCATCGCGCCGGTCGCCGTCATCGAGGCGGTGACTGACATTGGGATGGAGACCGCGACGGACATAACGCCAACGGCGGCCATAGGGGCGATAAGGCCGAAATTGACCGCGATATTTGCTGAAAGAGACGCTGTCGCGACGAAAGGCGCGGCGACGACATACGCCGCCTGCAACGTCGCAGACGCCGAGGCGACGGCGGCGAAATTCGCCGCCAGCATCTTCTCCACCGTGACGGACACGGTCATATGAGCCGTGCCGTAAAAGAAGCCGGGCGTCCCTGGAACCGGAAACAGATTCCAGTCGGTGCGCTCATCGATCGCGTAAAATTCAGGAGATGGGAATGCGATGTTCGGCGGGTCCTGCGGAAGCCAGAACGTTCGCATCCACGGCATAGGGAGATCGAAACACGCATTGCAGACCATCAACTTCGACGGAATCAGGCTTCCTGGCCCTTGGCGCGTTTGGGGCCGGAGGGCGTTGTGGTCGAAGACCATGCCACATCGATCGCAGACGCCCCGCGCCTCGGGGTTCATCGGGTTCTCGGTAGCGCGGGAGAAAAACCGCCGCGTCATTGGAGCCACCTGATAACGCAGAAACCATGGCCGCCAGGACCGCCGAGGCCGTTAACTGCGGCGCCATAACCGCCGCCGCCTCCACCGCCGCCATACACGCCCCCCGCGCCGCCCGGGTCGGCGTTCGTCAAAGAAGGGCCGCCGCCGCCCGCGCCGGCGCCGCCGCCCGCGCCGCCAGCCATGGCGTAAACGTAGTCGGATTTGCCGTTCTCGCCGCTGCCGCCCAGGGTGGCCATAACAGCAGCCGTCCCCGCGCTGCCCAGGCCGCCGGTTCCCTGTCCCCGCACGCCGTCGCTTGAGCCGCCATGCGATCCGTTGTTGGTCGCCGTCGTGTCAGACGCATTCGAGCCGGGGCCTTCTGGCCCAGCCGCGCCGCCGCCGCCAGTTCCGCCCGTGTTCCCTGGGCCGATGGCCGCCAGACCGCCGTCACCGCCTGAATAGGTCAGGTCGCCGATGCACGCCGACGCCTGACCGCCGCGCCCTATGGTTGGGCCTGGGAGCGTCGTCAGGTCCGGCGCGAAGCCGCCTTGGGCCGAGCATCCGTTCGCTGTGCTCGTAGGCGCGGCGTTGGTTAACGAAGCCCAGGTGTTCGCCCCGTTCCCGCCAGCGGTCCCACCGGGCGCGACGAAGACGTAAATGAACGAGCCGCCGGTGACCGGGATTCTTAGCGTGCGGGAAAACGCCGTGCCGCCGCCGCCTATGTTGGGGTAGGAGCCGTTCAGAACGGAGCCGGAGGCCCCGGAGCCGTAGCAGTCGGTGAGAAATCCAGACGCCCATGAGGGGACCGGAACCTGAACTACCACCCCCACGGTGGCGATAAAGACAGGCGTGGCGTAGCCGCCCGCTTCGTCAATCGCGTACGTCTCGGTGCGCGGCTGGTAAATCGGAGGCGGGTCAGCGGGGATAATGACAGGGCGAAGGAAGACAGACGGCTTGTCCATACAGGTCATGCAGACCTGGAGCCGTTTATTCATTAACTTATTGCCCTGCCACTGGTACTGCCAATCAAGGGAGTAACGATTGTATAGTATGCCACACCGGGAACATATGGCGAAAGCCGCCGGAGCAAGCGGGTCAACAACGGCTCTTCCGTGCGGTCTATACGCCATTACCTATCTCATCTGAAGTACCCCTGCAAACCGGGGACTACATACATGTTAACGTTCTCTTGGTCTGTCTCCGAAGCAAGTATAAGCTTCTTTTCGTACTGCGCTTCAAGACTATCCGCCAGATTTGGACGGCTTTTATCTGGATGAAAGACGGCGAGCCGTGCGGCTAGACCATAGGTGAACGCGTCAATGAACCGATACGGCGCGTCTAATGTCTGACCATTCGCCGGGTTTACATCCTGAACCTGTCTGAAGGTCGTAAGATTCAGTGTGTATGTGTAATTCGTGTCGGGCGGATAATACAGAGTAATTGTGGGGGCCGGAACAGCCAAATTCAGCCAATAGGCGTTTGGGAAGCCTGTTTGGCTTTTGTTTGGGATCGCCGCGTACTCGGTCGCCGACATAGAGGTCAATAAGCGATCATTGACGGCCCCGCCGAGCGTGATGCTGATATAGGCCGCGCCAATCGCTATCGTGCGATTTGGGAGAGTGTATGTGGGAACCGGGCTTGTGAGAACGATCGGAACCTGTTCCAGCAGCCACTGATTCGGGTTGCGGTTGCTGAAGTCGATCATGACCATATTGGCCGCGAAATTCGCGTTCGCCAGATGCTCTTGAACGGGTTCCGTTCGGCGGACGCCGATCATGCCGAAGGCCGCCGCGAATATTTCCGCCGCAGGGGGGTTGAACGCGTATGTGCCGCTTGAAGTCATTTTAGCCCCCGTGAGCGGCTTTACAGGCCCACTTTACTGCGTAAAAAGGTGTCGAGACTCGCTCGGTCGCCTGCTGAAAGAACCTGCCCCACCACTACCTGATAGACGTTGGCGGTGATGAGAAAACCGCTGCCAGCCCAGCCGCAGAGACCTGTGGCGGGTGAAGTCGCATTGGCTGTGAGCCCTGCTGTCTGCGATGCTGTCGGGCCTACAATGGCTGTCCCGTTCTTATAAAGCGTGGTCGTCGCGCCAGAGTAATCGTGGACGCCGATATATGACTGTATAGTGGTGTCTGTGGTTCCTACGGCGATAGTCGAGAAAGCGTCGCCTGTGATGCGTCGACCAGAGAATTCGTAGCCGATGCCGTTGTTTGAGTATGACAGCTCGATGAGTTCACCGCCAGCCGGGGTCTCCGCGCTCCATATCATCCCGGCGACGGAAGACTGAATGGCCGCTCCAGCGAACAGGAGTGGAGCGTTCTGGACTATGCCTGTCACGCCGCCGATAAGAACCTTTGCGCCATTGCAGGCGAGGTACGGGCGCAAGCTGCCGTCAAGCGTCAGAACAGGGCAGTTTGCCGCCGTTGGCTGCGTCATGTGGTTGCCAGCGCCCGACTTGTCGTTGATGGCGCAGACGTTCTGGCCAGCGGCCGTAACCGGTGTGGTCTTCGCCTGATCCTGGAACATGGTCGAGAAGTCGGATGGATCATACCATGAGAACGGAGCCGTCAGGCTGGCTGGCGTCCAGGCTGGCGCGGCTCCGCTCTGCTTGCCCACGCCCAACAACATGCCCTGGCCAAGAGCGGCGCCCGCCGCCACAGCCAGCAGGCACACCGCGCAGGCGATCGTCCTTCTCATCATTTATACCCCACGTTGATAGCTACGCCGACTGCGGCGCTTGTGGCGTCCGCGTCGGCAATCGCGCCGGTCAGGCAGAAACCAATGCCTGTGGTGAAGTTCAAGCCTATGAACGGGTTGATGGTGAGCCCGGAGCCCGTGGCCGACGCCGGGACAGGCAGCGTATGGACTGGCGTATCGGTGCCGCAGGTCGGTGCGGTCGCCTTATCGTACAGCTTCAGATAGTAAATCGTCGCGGTGGTGTTCACCGCCGTGATGCTGAACAGCGTCCCCGCCGTCGCCTTCACGTTGGTGCTGTTCGTCGTGGCGCCGCTGAGATAGTGCGCTGGGGTCGCCCCCGCTACAGTCCAGTCTCTGCTGTTGGTGTACAGGCTCCCATCGGCGTCGAGCTGGTGGGCTGCGGTCTGGCCGGTCGTCAGGGTCGGAGGAGTTGCGTTATAGACGCCTCCGGTCACCAAAGATTTGGCTGGAGCCGTTCCGGGAGCAATGGCGGCGTCTGCGTTGGTGGCGACAAGATTGGTCGTGCCGGGCGTCGTCTGATCGATGCCCACCTTGCCGATGATGTTAGCGGTCGCGCCCATGAGGAGCTGACCCGACGTGTCAGTCTTCAGGGTGTAGGTGTTCGTGCCGTTCCAGCCGCCAACGCGCACCGGGTTTCCAGCGGAAGCCGACGCTTCAGCGCCTACGCCTGTAGCCGTCACCGTGGGGTTTGAGCCGATGTTGACGCGGTCGGTGCCCTGCGCGGCGAGCGTGGTGACAACCGCCGTGCCCGTCACAGCAGCGGACGACGTGACGCGCCATTGGGCGTGCCCCGCGACTTCCACCGTCCAGATGCCGGTGGCGCCTGACGCGATCGTACTGCTGAACACGCTCGTGTTGTCGTTCTGGAACGGTGCCCCGCCAGCGGTGACCCAGTTGGCCCCGTCATTGGTGAGCTGCAAAATCAGCGTCCCCGTCCAAGTCCCGGAAACCTGGATGGTGCCGACGCCGCGCCCATCTGTTGACATGGTGACGGCTGACCCGGCTGTAGCCGCGCCGGGAAGATTCAGGTTCTGGGTGGTGATGCTGCCGGACGTCAGGATATTTGAGGCGTAGGCATTCAGACCGCCATCGGCGTCCATCTGCAACGGGGCCGTCTGGCCTGTCGTCAAAGTCGGCGGCGTGGAGTTGTAAATGCCGCCGATGATTTGAGTCTTCGACGGCGCGGTTCCGGGGACTGTCCCGGTCATGTCGGCGGAGTCGTTCGTCAGCCACGCGGTCGTGTTGGCGGTGTTCCCAGGCTGGACAGTCCATGTCCCGCTCTCAGTGACCGCGACTGTGTTGTTCGGGCTGATCGCCACCACGGCGGCAGGGTCAGTCGCAGCCGCCGCCGTTGACGCCGCCTTGACTGCGGCGGTGTTGCCGCCCGCCGAAATCGACATAAGCCATGGGGTCGTATTTGCAGTGTTCCCAGGCTGGACGGTCCATGTTCCCGACTCGGTCGCGGCGACGGTGTAAGTCGAGTCTGTTGAAACAGCGACACGGAGCGCGCCGGTTCCCGAAGCGCCAGTTCCCACCAGCGGCGTAACGCCGTTGATGCCGGTCAGGTTGGTGCTCGAGCCGGCTGTTGATGGGATAGTCCCGAACGCAGGGAGCCCCGCGCCGCCTGAAATATCAAGGGCCGAGGTCGAGGCGGCGGTGATGGCGGCGATATAGGTGTTCGCGCCTGGGGAGTCGGCGATGCAGATGCCAGCGGGCAGTTTAATGTCAGTCGTCGCGGCGGTGACCGTGTTCGTCCCAAACTTATAGTAGACGATGTTTGAGCCGCTGTTGCAGAGGATAACCGAGGTTCCCGCAGGCAAAGCGACGTTTGCCGTCACGGTGGTGACCGCGAGGGGAACCTGAGCCGTCGGGGCGAACGGCGTGATGGTGGCGGACGCCGAGACGACAGCGGCCGTGCAGAGCTGGCCGGTGACGTCCTGAGTGCATGTCCTGTTGCTTCCGGCCGAGTATGTGGCGGTCGCGCACGAGGACACGACTTGACACACGGCGTTGCTCTGCGCCTCGGCGTCGACTAAGCCTAGCGCGAGGAACGCGCCAGCCAGAAGGAACCGTTTAAACATGCTGCTTCTCCTAGATGCTCGGGGAAGCGTGCTGCGTTATGGACGCTTTCACGGACCCGGCGCCAGAGTTCAGTGTGAGCTGGAAGAACAAGGGGCATGCAGGGTAGGACGCCTGACTGGACACTGCAAGCGCCGTCAAAATCGGGTCTGCGATCCATACCATATTGGGGACGCCAAGATACGACTGGGTCGCTGCGACATAATCGTTCGGGTTGTCCTGACTGGAGCGCAGGGAGTAGTTGGCTATGCCGGTGACGTTCACCTGAACGAGCGCTGGCCCAAACCCGAACGGGTCAAGCTGCACCGGGCGACTGTCCGCAACGCCATTGGTCCCGATCGTGATTGTGCTGGCGGTGGCCGCCGAAGTGGTGATGCGGGTTACTGTCTTGAAAGAGACGCCGAAGTCTGCTGCGCCAATCGCTGCGCCCGCAACGCGGGCCTGGATCGGTTGCCCGCTCCAGTCGGTTCCATACGCGGTGAACGTGACGGTGGAGTCGTTGCCCGCGCTCGTAATGATGACGTGGCGTGGCAGGTCCAGCACCGCCACGCCACCAACGACAAGAGAAGCATTCAGGAGAAGGTTACCCGCTCCCGCTGGCGTCTGCGTGGCCCCGATATTTGCTGCGTTCGCCGTCGCGAGAGGTCCAACCGTAACCTGAATAACTCTGCTCATCTGTCGCCCCGTTTAAACGCCGTCAACCGTGAAGTTTGCTTAGAGTCTTCGCCAAATTCGCGCGACGGCGCACTGTTGGGTTGGACGAATGCTCAGCTTTCGTCAGCTTCTTAGCGGGGATTTGCTCGCCGAGCGGCACGCCGAGCGCCCTGTGAAGGGCGCCAGGATGCTTTATCGCCCCGGCGATCCAATTACCGCCGCCATCAGCCCGGTTAATGGCAGGACCCGCCGCCCTTATGCCTAAGACCCCTCCCGGCGGAGCTGTACGGGCTGCTGTCCGCGCCTCCGCCTGAAGCCTTGTGTTCACTGTGATGATGCCCGCCGCCATGAGTATGGTGGCTCGCAACGCCGCCATGGCCTTCATGAACTACGGGCATGCCGTCGTGGCCGTGATGCTTGCCATGGTGGCCGGGATGCGATGGGTGACCGCCGCCATGATGCACCGCGCCGCCCCGCTTCCGATCGAGCCTCGCCTTACCTGCGACACCACCGATCTTGCCGATATTGTGCTTGCCGTGCTCGGCTTCCTTGACCACAAACGGGTTGCCGTCAGCCTTTTCAGGCAGCTTGCCGCCGTCAGCCTTTTCAGGCAGCTTGCCGCCGTCAGCCTTGTGGTGCTTGCCGCGCTTCAGGCCCTTATGCCCCTTATGACCCACGTGACCGCCGTGCTTATGCTCCTCGCGGCCTTCGTGCTCGTGCTCTTTCTCGTGCTCTTTGTGGTGCCTCGCCATTGCGAAAGCCCTCCTATTAGACCGGCGTCTGGCCGAACATGCCCAAAATCATGGCCGCGTTTGATGTGACAGCCATATTGGAGACCGGCACGGTGATGAACGCGATCATACGCTTTGTCCCGTCCGCAGCGCTTGATGAAGGCGTAAAGGTGCCTCGCACGTCGCCCGTTGTCGTAGTCGCAGGGTTCGTGACGTCCGCCGCCGTGAACTGGGCCGCCACCTGCGCGGCGTTGTTCCACCACAAACTGACGTATGGGAAGCTGGTGACCTTGATCGGAAAGCCGAAAATATCGGCGGTTCCGATGCTAACCGTCTGCGAGGAGCTGCCGCTCGGGGTCACCGAGGCAATCCACTTCCACGTCTTCTTGCCGTTCACGGTGCCGGTCGCGGGGCCGGTGATGGCCTCGGTCTGCGGCTGGCCGTAAATGTCGTAGCCGACGACGGTGAACACGATGCCCGCAAGCGTAGTGCCGCCCGCAGTGATCGAGACCGCGCGCGAACCAAGAGTGGTTGGGTCCCAGATATCCGCATAGCTCGATGACCCAGCGGATAAACCCGCAGGCTTCGCGCCGATGCGGAGCGCCGTCACAGTCGCGCCCGTAGCGTAGTTCTTGAACGTATCGCCCACGGTGATGTCGCCCGCCGTGACCGAAGCCAGGGTGAGCGCAACGCCTGTCGACATAGTCTGAAGAGCCGCGATGTTCGCTGTTGCGGCGATCGCCGGGGCGAAATCCACGGCGATAATATCCGGGCTCGCCCAGCCAAGAACAGTTGGGGAGTCCGGAGTCTGCCCGGTGTAGAAGGTATACGCCGGGCGCGGGTCGAGGATGCTGATTCCGCCATAGAACATGGAGGGGCCTGCATCGGGGTTCTGATTGGCCGAGCGAGCGGCGGTCCCCGGAGGGGTCGCCTCATTCCCGTAAACAATCAGAGGACCGCTGATAGCGCTCTTAGCCA